CGCCATTTGCAAGCGCTGCATTCAATGCCAGCAACGCGGCGTTGTCAGAGGCGTCAACTTCATCAAAGAGGTAAACGCCGCCTTGCTCATATGCCACGCGGAAAGGCGTTGTGTGGTAGTTGCCAGCGGCGTCAACAAAACCAAGCAATTCATGCTGCATTGCTAATGCACCATTGAAATAGAAGGGAACGCCGAAAGCCTTTGCACATTCCTTTGCCGCGTGCGTCTTGCCGCTGCCTGTAGGGCCTGCAATCCAGACATTAGGATAGGCGCCGTTCGCCATTTTCGTTGACAGGGAAGTAAGCAGGTCAGCAAACAACGGGTGTTGCGTGCCATCGCTCTTGTATTCCGTGTTGTCAACGCGCTTGAGCTCAATACGTACAAGCGCCGTGCCCTCAAGAGCGGCAGCAACCTTTTCCGTGACGATCTTTTCAACCGTTGCCATGTCAACGGAAGGTGACAAGAGCGATTGCAGGGCAGCAAGAGCGGCAGCGGTCTTAGCGTCGCCAGCGGCGGGCGCAACGGTCTTTTCAGCAACAGTCACGGGCTTGTCATCCTCTTTCGTGTCAACGGTAATGGGAGCGTCAACGGGCGTTTCAACGGAAGAAATCACTTCAATCACGTTGATCCCGAAGCGAGCGGCAATCTCTAAGCATTTGGTCGAAGTCAGGTCAGCGCTTGTCATGCCGTTGTTCTCACGGCGATACGCTTCCCAATTGGCATGAGAGGTAATGGCGCGGCGCAACGCCGTGCGTTGTTCTGCCGAAAGCCTTACGTGCTGTGTCATTGGTCAATCCTCTAAAACGAAGCGGGCGTTAGCGCTCTTTGTCGGCGCCTGATTTGTCTTTTACACAAGGCGTTGTCATGCTGTCAAGTTGGCACGTTGTTTTTTTCTCAAGTCATTTGATACTTTACCGATTGGTTAAGTTTTAGCAGCATCGCCAAAGGGATCGTTCAACCTTGAACCAATTGAAAGCGGCCAAACGCACGGCAACAGAGTCGATTGCCAATGCAAGGGAACGTTTCGGGATCAATACCGAACGTGCGCAACGCGTCATTCAGGAAGTCATGGAAACCGCTGACAAGGCGGAGACGCGTCTCCGTGCGGCGGAAATCTGGCTGGCTTACGCGCTCGGCAGGCCCGCCGCGAATGTCACGAATGTCAACGTGACAGTAAACAATGCAGCCGCGCAATTGGACGCATTGCGAGCGCTTACGGGCCAAGTTGTACCCACGATAGATCATAACCCATTGGAAACAATAGGTAATCTGGATCAATCGCCTAAAGAGTTAGTTAAAGCAGCCCCTCAAAACGACCTGTCAGCCCTGACAAGCGCTGTCAGCGCCGACGCGCCAGCGACCCCCCCGGCGTCCCCCCGCGCGGGGAGCACTCTCTAATATTAGTAGGCTCTACCGCTATGGCAGAAATTTCAGAAAAGACCCCCCGCCGCCGCCCCATCAAACGGAAGGTTCTGACCGCCGAAGAAAAGGCCCGCCGTGCCGAGTTAAAGAAGGCCGCACAGAAGCTCGGCGAGCAGGAAAAAGTCGTCTTCAAAGAGACTGCCCGGCTGACCGATGAGCTCACGAAAATCCGCTCGATCGAGGAAGAGCGCTTGCGCCGTGAACAAGAGGCCGCTCAAAAAAAACAAAATCGACTTGTGGAAATCGCAAGTCAGCTTGACACGATCCCAAGCGAGACCCCCACCCCCTCCGGGGAGCCGTCTCAGCCGGGCATCGTTGAAACAAAAAATGAGACCACCGAGACCAAACCTGTCACGCCTGACAGCCAGGCCGAGGCCCCCAACCCCGAGGTCTTTCAAGCCGCCTACGCTGCTTTCATTTCCGCCTACAAAGATAAGCCGGTCGAGTTCGTGCGGAATGTCATCGGTGCTAACCCGCTCCCGTGGCAGGAGGATTTTCTTCGCGCCATCGCAGCAGGCGAGCGGCGTATCAGCGTGCGCGCTGGTCACGGTGTCGGCAAGTCAACGGTCTGCTCGTGGGCAATGATCTGGCATCTGCTGACACGCTACCCGCAGAAAACCGTCTGCACGGCGCCGACGGCGGGCCAGCTCTTCGACGCGCTCTTCTCGGAACTGAAGTTTTGGATCAACAAGCTCCCGCCCGTGCTGCGTGACACGATCGAAGTCTTTTCTGACAGGATCGTGCTGAAGTCGTCGCCGGAAGGTTCGTTCATCTCGGCGCGCACGAGCTCGGCCGACAGGCCGGAAGCACTGGCCGGTATCCACTCCGAAAACGTCTTGCTGATCTGTGACGAGGCCAGCGCTATCCCCGAGCAGGTCTACGAGTCCGCAGCGGGCTCGATGTCGGGTCACGCGGCGAGCACCATCCTGATCGGGAACCCGACGCGTAACAGCGGCCTCTTCTTCCTGTCACACCACCGCCTCAAGGGCGAGTGGCGCACGTTCCATGTTCCTTGCACGGCCAACCCGCTCGTTAACCAAGACTTCGTGACGCAGATCGCGACGACCTACGGCGAGAACAGCAACGCTTTCCGCGTGCGTGTCCTCGGCGAGTTCGCGCTTCGCGAAGACGATACCTTGATCCCCGCCGAGCTCATCGACAGCGCAATGACGCGTGACATCGTACCGGACCCCAACGCGCCCCTGATCTACGGGCTCGACGTGGCCCGCTTCGGTGATGACAGGACCGTGCTTGTCAAGCGCCGTGGCAGCGTGGTCGCCGAGATCAAAGGTTGGAACGGCGCCGACCTCATGGAGACCGTCGGCCGCGTCATGGCTGACTGGCGGATCGACAGGCCCGACGTGGTTTGCGTGGACTCGATTGGCCTTGGCGGCGGCGTCGCCGACCGTCTGCGCGAGCTCGGTGTCAACGTCCGCGATGTCAACGTGTCCGAGACAGCGGCGATGAACCCGCAGGCCGCGAAGCTCCGTGATGAGCTCTGGCTGTCAACTCGCGACTGGCTGGCAACGCGGGCCGTCCACATCCCGAAGCACGACGATCTTCGTCAGGAGCTCGTGGCGCCGACCTACACCTTCCTCTCAAACGGCAAGCTCAAGGTCGAAGGCAAGGGCGACATGAAGAAGCGCGGAATGCGCTCGCCTGACTTGGCCGACGCGCTCTGCCTCACTTTCGCGGGGGAAGCCGCACTCATCGCAGGCCGTGCGTCTTCGTGGGTGAAGGGCCAGCCGCTCATGCGCAAGATCAAAGGGATTATCTGACATGACAACGATCGCCTACCGCGACGGCGTAATGGCCGGTGACAGCAAGGTCACATACGACGGCTCGTTTCAGGGCAGTGTGACAAAGGTCTTCAAGTCGGCCAAGGGCGATCTTGTCGGGCTGTGCGGCGACTCCTCGGGCCTGCCTGTCCTGAAGGCTTGGGCAAAGGGCGGCTGCAAGAAGCCGATCCCCGACCTCGGCCCTGACAACTCGGTCATGTGGATCAGGCCCAACGGCAAAGCCTTCATCGTGGAAATGGGCACAGCCTGCGAGGTGGAAGGCCCGTTCTTCGCGATCGGCTCGGGCCACGCTTTCGCTAAGGGCGCGATGGGCGCCGGGTGCGATGCTGAAACTGCCGTGGCGATTGCTGTCACCTTCGACAACGGCTCGGGCGGTCCTGTCAAGCTTGTGTCAAACACAAGCACTTGATTTTATGTCAAGCACAATGGTAGCAAAACTTATCCAATTGGCTAACTATTAGGAGCTTGTCAGGATGGCAAAAAAGACCGGCCGCAGCGTTCCAGAGACTTCCCGCAGGAAGCCGGGCGAAGCGCTGTCTGACATCCAGAAGAGCTCGATCGTCTCGCTGCTTGTCAAAGACAGCGAGGATTTCATTGACAGCATCGTCGCGCCAGAGCGCGAGCAGGCGACCCACTATTTCAACGGCGAGCCGCTTGGCAACGAGGAAGAAGGCCGCTCGCAGATCGTCATGACGGAAGTCCGTGACGTGGTGCTCGCCATGATGCCGAGCCTTCTGCGCGTCTTCCTGTCAACCGAGAACGTGGTTGAGTACGCGCCCCGCCGCGCTGACACGGTAGCCGCCGCCGAGCAGGCCACCGATTACGTCAACTACATTTTCTACAACGAGAACGACGGCGCCCAAGTCCTTTACAGCCTTTTTGAAGACGGGCTCGTGCGCAAAACCGGCATCGCCAAGTGGTATGTCAATAAGGTCGAGACGGTTTCCGAGGAGTCTTACGAGAACCTTGACGAAGAGCAGTTGGCCTTTCTTGAGGATGAAGACACCCTTGAGCTCACCGAACTTGAGCAGGTCATCAGCGACACCCCCGACGCGCCTGACCCGACAACGGGCGAGCCTGTTGAACAGCCTGCCACCTATAACGCCAAGTTCAAGCGCACGACGGTTGACAAGAAGTTCGTGATCGAGGCGCTTCCGCCCGAGGAATTTCTGATCGCCCGCAACGCCCGGTGCGAAGACACGGCCGAGCTTATCGGCCAGCGCAAGGATATGCTTGTCAGCGATCTTGTGGCGATGGGCTACGAGCTTGACGATATCCTGACAAACGGCGACCCGCAGCCGCTTATGGACCTCAACCAAGAGAGCACGGCCCGCAACCCTGCCCTCCGCGAGCGCAACGCCCTCGACTACACGAAGCTCGACCCGTCCATGATGACCGTGCGCTACTACGAGCTCCTTGTCAGGATGGACGCCGACG